ATATCTACCCATTCCAACCATATTTGAGCCTCTATGAGCCGTTCTGAGCCGTCTCAGACGACTTTGGTGGGCTGTTGGTAGGCTCTGGAGCGCTTTCGTTGACTGCTTTGCACCGTGGGCAACGCAACCTCCATGGAGCGCTGACCATTTCGGCGAGGAGTTTGCCACATTTAGCGCACCGGACTTTCGTTCTGGTAACTCTGCGAGACTCAGTGACGATTCTTGTTTCACCATACGGATCCTGACTCACGGCGTTTTCACGATCTGGAAGTTGCACGCCATCATCATTCTGTCCTGCGAGTCACGTTCCAGAGCGAACGGTGATTGAACTGCGTTGATCCTGAAATAATGTGTTGAGGTCAACGTCTCGTTGGATACGAGTTGCAACTTGTCCCAGCAGTCCCTGATGAGCGTCTCTGCGCTGGCATAGTCTGACGCTCGGACAATGATCTGGACTCGTGGGTTTTCAAACACTGGCGCTGAGTTGTTGCCCATGGTGTCCTCTGGGGCTTGACCGCCGGTTTCGTACAACGCCACGCAAGTATCAGGAGAATCAGGGAGCCGTCCATAGAACAGATTCGTTCCTGCTGTCAGAGAGACAGCGGTGACGTTGGTGTCTAGGTAAGCGCCGACATCAGTGAGGACCGCCATCAGTATGTCGCTCCTGTCCATGTCGTGAACCCAGCCTCAGCCTCCATTCGTTCAACGAAACTCTGTGGGAAACCTTCTGTGTGTTTCAGGAACGGTTTCTCCAAGAATTTGGCTTCGCCTCCTTTGGGGTGATTGAAGTCTGTGCGCTCATGCTGGACAATCGCATACGGAGCAGACGGTCCACCATAGGTGATTTCGGCTCGCACCGTTTTCTGAGTGAATGACTTCTGGCGAGTGATGTCCATGGACCCACGGAGAACGCCGGTGTCCACCGGAACGAGCGCCTGCGATTCGTTGCCGATATGTGTCGCCAGAGTGTACATCGCTTGACCGGCGACTTGCTTTCCGTTCAATCCAGCCTTCTTCAGTTTGTTCTGGAGATCAACGAGTGACTTCTCGTCAATCTTGAATGACACGCCCTTCTGAGCCATCAGCCACCTCGTTTCGCTTTGGTCCCGACATAAGCGATGACCGCCACTTGTCCGAGAGTATCTTTCTTGGTGTTGACTCGCACGATTGGTCGCACGCCAGAGATCGGCGCTGGAAGCGTGATCTGGTCGTCAACGTTCAACGTCAATGAAGCGTCCGGAATGTACACAATGAACTCAGTGTCAATCAGATCTTCCCGAACGTTCCTGTCGGAAGCGCTGACTCTGGTGATGAAAGCATCATATGAGGTCGCACCGCCGGAAAATGATCGCTCTCCGTAGGAGTTCACCGTGGAACTGGTTCGGATATCTACCGAATCCGGAGTCATGTTGACTTTCAGATCGGTCATGAACACCGCCGATGGTGAAGCGCCTGTCATCAGGACGCTCCAAATGGACCGAAATCGGCATACCGATCAACGGTTCCGCTCGCTCCGTCCCTGATATCTACGAACTGACCTCTCTTGAAGTAATGATCTACGAGGTCACTGTTTGCGTCATCAATCTCTTTGTCCGAGATCGTGATTCCTCCAGCGTATGGAGTCGGCGTTGAGCCTTCACGCAAAGCGAGTTTCTTGAGTTCTTCTGCCTGCTCTCTGGCTCCTTTGGCTTTCTGAGACATGCTGACACGCAGATCACCGATTGCTTGGTCGGCTAGGCGTGAGAACTTGGAAGCGATTCCGAGTAAACAACGATATGAGGCTTCATACAAGCCATCAGTTGAGGTGGTGCTTCCGGTGACTTGACTATTGACCCAAGTGATCTCTTCGTTTGAGAGCAACTGATCGTTCGTGTCTGTGTCTCCGATCAGGAAACGGATCGCATTCAAAGCACTTGAGTCTGGGTCTCCTGAATAAGTCCACGTCATGGTTCGGACCTACGATGTGGAGTGGATAGAACCGGCGATTGATCCAGAGGTGATGTCCACCCTGATTCCGTTAACTACTGCCAAACCATTTGCGAAGTTGATGTGTTCAATTCCGCCTGATGCTAGTGAGATCTTTGCCAGTATCGTTCCAGAGTTCGCTGTGTTGTCATAAATGATACAACCGGCAGTTGATCCGCCTGTCTCGGTGAATGTGCCTCCGAAGAAAACGCCTCCACCGGATAGAACTGTTTGATCGGAACCGGTCAATGCTGTTGTTGTTGCTGTATTGTTTGGCGGACTTGCCATGAGTTCTCCTGTTCTGTTGTAAACGAATTGAGGACCGGACCGGATAATCCGGAGCCGGTCCTCAATCTAGGTTGATTCAATCAACTGTTATTTCATATTAGGAAGCAACGCAGTTGCTGAGGAAATAACCGAGAGCAGAACTCACGACTTTGTAATCCCATGCGGATTCAATTTCCACACGAGTTGCTCGTCGCTCTGGGAGTTCAAACTGGCTGATTGCTGTGTTGGTCCCTAGTCCCCCACCGACACCATTCCAGACCATGTTGTAGCCTGCGGAAGGCATCATGAGTCCAGCGTTTGGTGCAACGTAGCAGACAAGAGCATCACGGTCTCCGATTTGACTGTAGGAAGCAGTTGCCCCTTCGTCAGCGGAGTTGAATGTACTCATCATAATCAGGACACGATCAAGTCCGAACAGTCTAGCGAGAAGATCCGCTGTGACTGAATCAGATGATGTGTATTTGATACGATCAGTGATGTCGTCGTTGTCAACAAGATTTGAGAACACTTTGTATGACATGACCATTGTGTTTGCCATGTAGCCGGTGTTGCTCAAGATTGTGTTCTTGGCGGTTTCAACGTCAGCGATTGGAGTTGAAGATGAAGCGCTCCAGAGTGTGGAAGGCGTTGCATCTGTGTCCCAAACTGAAGTCGTGAAACAGTTGGTCGCCCAGTCACGTTCTTGTTTGATTAACATTTGTTGTGATAGGAAACGAGTTGCGTCAGCCATTGGATCCAGCGGAGCGTCTGCGTTTGCCATGGTCAAGTGACCGATGTCTTTATGCAGAGCATAGTTAGTTGCTGAATATGTTGCTGTGCTGAGGCTGTAGCCGGTTCCAGCGGATTCCGTACCATCGGCACGAGGTAACACTTGATCTCTGAAGAAGTCTGCTTGTGAGTAGACAAAATATTTGTCGCTCTGCTTGTTCACACCGATCGTTGGAAACACTCGTGATGACACGAAAGCGTTTTGGTCCTGCATAAACGCAACACTCATTTGAGTGAGGATTGCGTCTACATGGACATCTTGTGAAGTTGGTTGTGGCATATTAGGCTCCTCTGCCGTTCGTTACATTGATGAACGCTGTTTGAAGTGTGCCAGATGCTCCTGCTCCGATTGCTTGACCGCAAACGTGAACAGTTGTCTCAGTACCGAGAGTTATTGGTTGCGCCTGTCCATCTGCTGAAGTTCCGATGACATCGCCAGATGCGAGAGTCGCATCAGCGCTGACTTTGGAAACTCCGAGACAGCGAACGATTGCTTGCTCTCCGGATTCTGGATTGTTTTGCAGAACACCGATTGGTTTATCGGTAACTGCTCCACAAACAGTGACTTGAGTTTCTGACGATAACTTCACGAAGTAATACTGCTTCGCTGATAGATCAGCAGAAGCGGTGAAGAAACCAATGTCAAAACCTTGTAATTCATTCGCCATATTAGATCACCTTTTCTTCTATGTAGCGTTGATATAGGTCTGGTTGCCTTTCAGCAACAACGGTGATTGCTTTTGCGAAATTTTCTACTTCGCCGGACTCAACGAGTTGTTTGGCTGTAGTTTCAATTTGTGCATAAGCATCTCCACCATGTGATTCAGGGGTTGCTGTTCCGAGTTCTTTCAGAATGCCAGCCTCTGATAGTGCCAGAGCGGTTGCATCCAAGATTGATTCAATCTTTTCTGCTGACTCTGGATCAGCGGTTCTCACAGAACGTAAGACAGGAGCGAACTCTGTTGGATTCAACTCAGGAAGGATAGCCCAGCGCTGAGAAGCGTCAAACGCTTTCTCCATCTCACGTTCTTCAACGAGAGCCTCATTTGCCTTCTGAGTGATCTCCAACTCTTTTCGCACATCTGTCAGTTCTTTGACAACTGCTGAAAGATCGGGACTGTCTACTGAAGCGAGGACAGGAGTTGCTTCAACCTCTGGTGAGGTTTCTTCAACTGCTGTTTCTTCTTCGGCGACAACACCCTCATTTTCATTTTCTTGAAGTTCCACTTTGGGTTCTCCTTCAGTTGATGTTGGATATGTCTCCTCGTCATTGAGTGAATCAAGAGCCGTGTCCAGATCACTGGACTTCATCACGATCCAGCCTTCATGAAGATGTGCTGGGTGGTCAACGCCACTCGCTTCCTCCACGATTAGGTCAGATAGTTTTGTTGATTTCGGCATGTGAAATTCTCTCTTTGACGAGTTGCCCAACATTAACGCAATCACCGGCGATCTCATTGTAGGTTTGGCGAGTTTGTTGACTGGTCAATGTTTTGGTGTTTTTGAGGGTCTTTTTTCAAAGAAATTTATGGGGTCTGACCTGCGGTTTTGTAGAAATGTTGAAACAATTTGCATTAATGTAGGTATATGTGCCTATACTCTACTTATTGGAAACAACGACCACAGGAGGTCACAATGAGTAATCAAATTACAATAAACCTAGAATGGAAAACAAGCGAAAACGGAATGTATTTCACAACCGTATTCGGAACAGTCAAGAAAACTTGGGAGCAAATAGTCGGAGCAATGTTCGGCTTTGAAATCAAAGACAATGGCTGGGCAACAGGTGAACAAGCAATGCACTTTGCAGAAACCTTTTCAGTCAAAAGTTACGAGGTCACCGACGACCAAACACTCTTGACTGTGAACGCTGTTAGCGTAGGAACTGTTAATGTCATCGCTGAAGATGGACAGGTCAAAGTTTACAACGATCTCCCAAGAAATTACCGTGGGGACGCAATCGCAAAAGTTTCCTTCGGCGAGATTGTCAACGGATAATCAAAAGGACTGACCGGTTCACGACCGGCTCCGGATTCACGATCCGGCAGTTCACGACCAGAACAATCTGGATCACAAAACCACCAAGATCAAAAGGAGATCAAAATGGAAACAATGCAAGGAGAAACCAAAATGACAAACATTTACACATGCACATGCAACGTTGATAGTTCAAGAATAAAAATTGATTACGCTAAATTCACAATAGATGCTCCATGGGAAGAACTTTGTGATTACTGTGCAAATGGTCTTGATGAGGTATTTGCACAAGTAGGACAAATGGAAGCCGAAGCAGTAGGTAGCGCCGTTCAAGGTGGTTTAAGTGTAAGCGATGCGAAACTTTATGTAGCGCAAGAACGACCAGTTGAAGATCTCTAAGGGGAAGGATGAACCGCACTACTGACTCCAAGAAATCAAATACCTACGAAATAGAAAACGCCTTCTGGACCGCACTCGGC